ACGGCGCTCTCCACGGCCAAGCAAACGCTTACAGCGCAGGAACTTGTGGCCGAAGTTCCCTGGTCACTGACTCTTGAGGAAGATGCGGTGATCGCGATGCTTCCAGAGGTTCGGCGATCGCTTGTGCGGAACTCGGCTGAAGTGATCGACGACGTCCTGCTGAACGGCGACACCACCGCACTGAACAACATCAACGCAGATGGCACGACAATCGCCGCCACCACGGCGGGCAAGGCGCAGTGGTTGATCGGGTTCGACGGCCTCTTGCACCTGCCGCTCGTGGACAACACCTCACAGGGCAACTCACTCAACGGGAACGTGACGGCAGCTAGCTATAACTCTGCATTGAAGCTGATCGGCAAGTACGGGGTGCGACCGACCGAATCGCCCTTCATCGTTGACGTGAACACCTACCTTGCATCGCTCGCCATCGACGAGGTCGAGACGGTCGATAAGCTCGGCCCGAAGGCGTCACTCCTGACCGGCCAGTTGGGCGTGCTTTACGGCCACCCGGTGATCGTGTCGGAGCAGATGCGACTGGCGGATACGGACGGCAAGGTGACGGATGCTGGCAACTTGACCAACACGGGCCGGATCCTGGTCGTGAATCGCAGCCAGTGGCGCATCGGATTCCGCCGTGAGCTGTCGATCGAGACCGAGCGTGACATCCAGAAGCGACAGAACGTGATGGTCGTGAGCATGCGGGTTGCGTTCGATGAACGGTCCGGGAACCGTTCGACGGCGACCCACACGGCGCTCCAATACAACATCACCGGCGTGGCGTAGACGGCAGCGGCGGGCCCTGCCGGGCGGCTATTTGGGGTGGAGTAGTCCCCGGTAGGGCATTTATCTGGGTTGGGGTCGCCATTCCAGAAGAACTACTACTGAGTCTCTGATGAAGACGTGGAGGGGCATGTATGCCACTAAAGACGATCAGCAAAACCGTGACTCTCGCAGGTACGGCGGAGCGTTTGAGTTCCACAGACCTGCTTGTCTGGTGGGCCAGGGTGAAAGCCAAGACCGCTAACGCCGGGACCGTGTACCTGGGCGACGCAACGGTTTCGAGTAGCGACCCGGGACTCGTGGCTGACGACACTATCGAGCTACGGGGACATCCAAATCTGAACCTGTACGACGTCTTTGTGGATGCCGGGACCTCTGCCGAAGGGGTCGATGTCTGGTACCTGGAGTACGCGTAGCAGTAAATTCAGGCACACAGGAAATTGGATCCGGCATCAGCCGGTGAGGGGTTGAGGTGAGATGGGGCTTCCTATCGGGACGGTAACGGTGGCGGCGGCTGGTACGCGGGTCCAGGTGGTGACATCCGGAAACGCGGTGTCAGCCGTGAGCTTTCGGGCGCGTGGGACTAACACCGGCGCCATATATGTAGGCGACGACAGCGTGGCCGCCGGAGACGGGTACGAGATAAATCCGGGGGACGAGCTGACGGTTCGCTTCCGGGAGTTGATAGACCTGCGTCGCTTTTATGTGGATGCCGCTAACAACGGAGACAAGGTGGATTACGCGGGGGTGGCGGCATGACGGACTCGGGTGTGGAGTACCGGACCAACCCCCGGTTCAACCCGGACAACGTGTCGATCAGGTTCGGTACCGGCGGCGACTCAAGTCTGTTTTACGACGGCGCTGATCTGATCGTCACTCCGGCCGTTGTCGGAACCGGAGATCTCAAGGTTATCGGTGCAAGCCTCTTGCTTGATTCTGCTGAGCAGATCGATTTCGGGGCTGGCGATGTGACCCTGTCCCATGCAACTGGCAAGTTGACGATGACCGGCGGGGACCTTCATGTCGTGGACGGTGATGGCGTCGTCATCGGCCATAGTGCGCAGGGTGTGGTGGCCGGGGTCACTCCGGAGTTCCAGATACTTGGGGACACGGCCGGGACCGATGTGAACCTCGCTATCGTTGCTTATACGGGCGCAAATGCGAATAACGGCTCGATCTACTTCGGGAAGTCCCGAAGTGGAGTCGTGGGAACACCGGGTACCGCATTAGTTGCGGACGATCGGCTCGGGCAGATCGTCTTTCTTGGAGATGACGGCACTGATATGGCATCGGCCGGTGCGCGCATCACCGTCGCCGTAGACGGCACACCCGGCTCCAACGATATGCCGGGTCGGCTCATCTTTGAGACGACTGCAGACGGTGCCTCCACCGTTACGGAACGGATGCGGATCGACTCGGCGGGTGGGGTGTTCATCGGCGACAGCTCCAATAACGGTATGACGACCGGTCTCACGATCAACCAGGGAGTAAACGACGACAAGATTTTCGCTCTAAAATCCAGCGAGGTTGCTCACGGATACACGGATCAGTCAGAGACGGATAGCTGGTTCAACATCTCAAAGTCGAGCGCGACTCTGGGTGGTGCGCACGTTCAGGTGATCGGAGAAGATGACTCGCTTCCCCGCGTTCTCCGGTGGACAGTCGCCGGTGGGACCGCTGACACCACCAAAACCACGGCCGGAGTCGGACTGGTCAACTTCGATGTCCGTGAGCATGACGGGGCTAACGCCGTCGCAAACGTTACGGCCGATGGAAACGTGTTTGTCGTGCAGGCGCGGGTTGGGGGCGCAACGCTAGCGCGCTTTCTTGTAGACGAGGACGGAGATATGTACTCCGTCACCGCCGGGCAGACTTTCGACGATTACGACGATGTTGCGCTGATTGAGGCGTACGACCACGTTCGTTCGGGCGATGCGGCTTTCGAGATTAAATCGGAGTTCGGCAAGTTCGCATATGCGAATGAAGCGGCTTTGATCGATGCCGGAGTTTTAGGCGGGTCCATAGCTGATGGTGGATTGACCAACCAGACGCAGTTGATTCGTGTGTTGACGGGTGCGGCACGACAACAGGCCACCCGCATTCGTCAGCTTGAAACCCGGGTATCCGGATTACTTCCGGTGGGAGATTAGAGATGCCTACGATTGGTTTTACGTTCTCGACGACCAACGCTGCCTTACTCAGGGAGGCGCTGGCCCATCACCAGGGTGTTGATGTGGGCGGTATTAGCGACACAGACGTCAAGGAGTTCGCTGGCCGTCACTTGAGGGGACTGGTGCAAAGGTACCGCGCCTCTCAGCGTGATTCGGAAAATCCACTGGATACAAGCGATCCGCTGGTTTAGACGAACTTAGAGAAGCTGATATTTGCTGGTGGAAGTGAAAAGTGGGGACGGAATGAAGTTTGAAGATCACCTGAAAGAGTTCCTGGACAACTCGATAGACGATGAAGAAGCGAGGCAGCTAGCGATAACGGCGGTTGCGAGCAGTATCCGGCAACTCAAGCTGGGAGTTGCTGAACGACTCTGGCATGCAAGACAACTGGGTACCGAGGATGTAACGGCCAGTGCGGTTGCGCTTGGAACGGCGCGTTCAATCAAGCGACGTTTCGATGTCGCGATGTGTGAGTACCAGCGGTTGATTGGTGCCCCATCTGAGGTAGCGGAGTTGCACGTGATACCCGGTGGACGACTGGACAGGTCGGACGCATCGAGTGCCCCGGAAGGGGGTGCCTGAGCATGGTCACAACTACTACGGCACCCGTCGGTGTGATCAACACCTATGCCGGTCCCGACACGCTCAAGCTGCGGGCTGGAATTACCGGCTCTACGCAGGAGTCACTGCTCTGGCTGGCGTTGTATGGCGCAAGTCGTGCGGTCGATCGATTTTGCAATCGTCACTTCTTCGTACTGAATCAGACGAGGAGGTTCGATGTAGAGCATCCGGACAAGTTGCCGGTGCCAGACCTGGCTACGATTACGACGATTCGTGAGGATGCCGACCGTGACCGGGTGTTCGAGCTGAGCCTGACCTCGGACCAGTACCTGCTCTACCCGCTGAACGCCAGTCCAGACCGGCCATGGGGTCGGCCATATTCAAGCATCCACGCAGATCCTCACGGGACACACCCTGCGTTCACCGTGGGACGAAGGACGATAGAGATCGATGGCGACTGGGGATTTCGCTGTGTCCTGCAGGACACGGGAGTTGACCTGAACGTTGGTGCGCCACTCACCGCCACAGCGACCTCCGTCACCGATGGGGCTTTGGTCGCGCCGGGCGCGACGTTGCGTATCGAGCAGGAGCAGGTGTTTGTACGGCTCGTCGCCGCTAATGTTTTGACGGTCGAGCGCGGCGTCAACGGCACAAGCGCGGTTACTCACGCCGATGGCACAGACCTGATGGGAATGACCTACCCGGCGGCGGTGAGCGAAGCGACGTTGCTGGTAGCCGGGCGATTGTTCTCTCGCAAAGACAACCCGATGGCGGTCACGGCAGGGTCGTACGGGCTCGGAGCACCAGATACACATGCGGCTATCGACCCTGATGCTGGACGGCTGCTAAGTGCGTTGCGCCGAATGCCTATCGGCGTAGCGAGCTAACCGCGCTATGAGTCTTAGTTCCATCAAGGCTTCGATTGTGAACGCGCTGGATACCATTTCGGGCCTCAAGGTTTATGACCATGACCCGGGAACGGTAGAGGAGTTACCGGCGGTGGTGGTTTCTCTGGACGGTGCGAACTACACCGATCTCAGCTTCACGTTCCGGCTGGTCCTGCTGACAGATTCGTGGGACGGCTCGGAGCAGGAGGCGGCGCTGCTGCCGTTCCTGGAGGCCTCAGGTGCGTCCAGCATCTGTGGGTTGCTAAATGCTGATCCGGGATGTGTCACGGTCGACGCTGCGGGGATCGGTAAGCATCGGTTTGCGGGCGTCGACTACCGCGGCGTCGTGATCAGTGTGACCGCGCGGGACGTACCTTGATGCGAGGCCGGAATGGTGACTCGTCGCGCAGACGAAAGCATGCGCGCCGGAGTGAGGGAGACGAGCGATACGGGCGCATTAGGGCCGATCTACGATCGCTTCGGAAGACGGTAGAGAACGATCATGATCACCGGTTGCGTCGTATCGAGACAGATCTCAGGTGGGTGATCGTCTTACTGGGCGGGCAGGTCGTCGCACTGGTGGGCGCAGCCGTTACCGGAGTGATGAGCGGTTAG